AGAAATATGAGTTAATTGCTGAGTGTGAAACTCAACAAGATGCAAAGCGATTGATAAAAGAAATCAAACTAAAAGAGGACATCAACACAAACAAAGACTTTAGATTAAAATAATATGGAAACATTCGATAACAATTTAGACCAATACAATGAAGATTATGATAATACTAACACTTGTTTAGAGTGTGAGCAACCAATCGAACAAGGGAAAGACTTTTGCAGCGAACAATGTTATAAACATAACGACTTATGAAACTAAATGAAGCGAAACACATTCTTAAACACAAAGAAATGTACACAAAGGAATCAATACAAAAAGCACAACAACGAATCGATAAAACCAAACAAGATGAAAGAAAATAATATAGATTGTATGAAGTACAGAAAGTCAACCCATTTAGCTGGTGTTGATGTAGATATGATATCAGCCGAAAAAGGTAAATGTATCTTAACAATAAAAGACGCATATTATAATACGGGCGTAGATGTTTCAGGGAATAGAACAGACGGATATTTCTTAGAGTTTATGGAAGCGGTTAAGCCAATGGTCGTAAACTCAACGAATAGAAAAGTAATCGCATCTATTATTAAGATTAAGAACAAGTGTTCAGGTGCAGCGAGTAGGAATATAGGTAATTGGAAAGGTTTAAAATTAGAGTTAATATTTGATGAAAACGTAAAGATGATGGGTAAACTTACGGGAGGTATTAGGGTTTCGCCTATTAGTCCTATTCCTGACGTATCTGATAAAAATGCAAAAAGATGTCTAAATTTATGTACAAGTGTAGAAGCTTTAACCATTGCTTGGAAACTATTAACAGATGAAGAAAAAGCATTACCAAGTGTTGTATCATTAAAGGACAAACTTAAAAAAGAATTAAAGTAATGACACCAAAAGAAAAAGCAAAACAATTAGTAGAAAATTTTTATTGCAACATAGATTTTAACGAATGTTATCAAGGTAGCAAAACTAGTGCTAAACAATGTGCATTGATTTGTGTAGCTGAGATACTAAATTTAGACTTAGATTCATCTTCTGATAGTTTGATTAATAATACTCACGATTACTACCTAGAAGTTAAACAAGAAATAAATAAATTATGATAGCACACAAAGAAACAAAGCAAAAGAGTTTAGAATGGTTTGAGTTGAAATGGGGTCGTATCGGTGGCACGGCATCGAAAGGATTGCATATAAAAAGCGATACATTGTTTATCGACCTGCTTAGTCAACACTTAGAAGAATTTGAGCCAAGTGATTCATTCGAAAACGAACACACGCAAAGAGGTAACGACCTTGAGCCATTCGCTATTGAATATTTAGAAACTTACACGGAATATAAGTTCGAAGCGTTCGGATGGCTACAAAGCGAAGAAAATGAATTGTTAGGTATTAGCCCCGATGGCTTGACAAAAGACCACACCGTAGCGTGTGAAACAAAATGCTTAGCACGTAAGAAACATACCGAGATATTAATATCAAACGAAATACCTTTGGAATACATACACCAATGCGTTCACTATTTTACGGTCAACCCTAAGTTAGAGAAATTGTTTTTTTGTGCCTTTAGACCTGAAAGCGTGAAAAGCTTTGTAAAAGAGTTAACGCTTGAAAGTGTTGTAAATATTGGAACTAAAAGTAAACCAAAATTATTAACAATTAATGAGATAAAAGTATTATCTTTGACGTATGCAAACGAATTGCAAACTAAAATTAACGAACATAAAAACAATTTAGACTTTTAATTATGAGTGATACAAGAAAGAAATTTGAGCAGCTTATGGAAGAAGCCGAAGAACGACAACGAATAGTTGAGCAAAACGGTAACGATGGTACGCACTACCAAGAACAGGTAAAGAAATACTATAGCGGTATTGGTAAGAGAAAAGAAACACCTGTTTTTTCTGGTGTGTTGGCATACTTTCCAAATGCTATCAAAGAGGTTGCTAAGTGTAGTTTCGCTGGTCAACAGCAACACAACCCCGAAAAGCCGTTAGCTTGGGATAGGTCAAAGTCAGGCGATGAATTAGACGCATTGTCTAGGCATTTGTTAGACCATAGCATCGAGCCAATAGACGAAGATGGTATTAGACATATCACAAAAGTAGCGTGGAGGGCGTTAGCATTTTTAGAAAAAGAATTAGAAAACCAATAGAAATTATGATTTTATCAGACAAGTACAGAATAATAAACGAAGAAAATAACACTATCTTACAATTTTTTGAGGAAAGAATTAAAGTAAAAAAAGATAAAACCAAAGAAAGTTATATTTTTACTGAAAACTATTATTACCCAAATCTAAAGACTGCATTAAAATCATACGTAAATAAAATTATAGGAGATTGTAATGATGTAAAAAAAGTGTTAAGCAAATTAGATGAATTAGAATTAAAATTAAATAAATAGGAATTATGAGTGAATTTTTAGAAGATTACAAGGGAGTTAAAAATGAATATCCAAACGGAATTATTCAAATTATTATTGATGAAACAGAAAATGAACCAATTTATGGTATTTCTTTTAACGGTGGTAATCCAGAGAGAAAAGATTATTTTCAATTAAATAGCTACAAAGAATGTGTTGGATTGTCTAATAAAATTAATGAATTAAATAAATAGAAATTATGGAAGTATTAGGAACGATTAAAGTATTAGGAACTACAGCAGAATTTGGTGCAAAAGCATTTAAAAAACGTGAATTAGTAGTTACTACAGATGAACAATATCCACAAGATATTATGATTGAATTTGTACAAGACAAATGCGAAATGTTAGACGCATACGAACTAGGTCAAAACGTAAAGGTTGGTATTAATTTACGAGGTCGTGAGTGGATTAACGGAGAAGGTGTAGCTAAATATTTCAATTCTTTGCAAGGTTGGAGAATTGAAAAGTTAAGCGATGCACCAAGCAACGAATTAACATCAGCCGAAGATGTAGAAAATGCAGCAGCAGATCTGCCTTTTTAATTATTAAAACAATAGGGTGTTATTAATTTAGCACCCTTTTTTAAACAAAACAAGATGGAGAAATACAGCAAGATAACAAAGAAAGTAGAAAAAGACTTAGACAAAATATTAGAGTTTATTGTAAATGATTTAAGAATAGATATAATGATTAATTTTAGAAGCCGATTATATCCCGAATACAGATGCTTATTTAATACGATAGCATTTAGAAAACACAAAGTAAGTCCATCGAGTATGGCACAATATTATAGAAATAGAGGTTTGCAATATAGCCACGATAAATATTTACATTCATTAGGTAAATTCGAAAGCTATTGCTATACATACCCTGAATTAAAAAACTATTTAAACTTATTTTTTAAAGAATCTACACCGAAAGAAAAGAAAATAGTTGTCATTGATAAATCAGATTTAACAGAAGTTCAAAAATTAGTTTCAGATTTAACACAACAACAAAGCGATGAGTTAATCGAAATGATTACATTGCGTAAAAAGTCTTGGGCTTGGAAAATGAAAAACAATTACGAAATAATAGAAAGCTGTTAAATTGATTACTCAAAAAAAAATATTATTAACTTTTGTAAACAGATATAGCAGTGATTTAGAAATAAGTTTAAATAATTGTAATTTAACTCAATATGAAAATAAAGAAGAGTTTTTTATTGATTTAAAAAATCAAGATATAACAAATTTATTATATAATTTAAAATTTGACAATTTAAAAGTAAATTTGTTAAATGCAAATATATGCAAAGATTATTCTTATTCAGAATACGAGTTTTATATACTAGATAGTAAATCATTAGGTTTTTTTGATGTAGGAGATGAAAAAGAATTAACAGAACTTTACACGGTAGAAACAAGAGTTATATTAATATCTACTAATTATAAACTAGGTTATCACAATTATTTACAAACTAAAGCTTGGCACAACAAAAGAAATATTTTGCTTAAACACTCAGATTACAAATGCAATAGATGTAGTAAAACTGAGAATTTACAAGCACATCATTTAAATTATAATACAATAGGTAATGAATCTTTATCAGATTTAGAACTTGTTTGTGTTGGTTGTCATAAAAAAATACATAAAAAACAATGATAGAGATAAACAAATGCAATAGACTATTAGACGAGGGTTTTAGTTTGATAACGGTGTCAGATAATAAAATACCTAACACAAAATGGAAAGAATACCAAACAACGCCAATAAGTAAAGACGTATTCGCTAAACATTACGAATTAAAAACGACAGATAATGTTGGAATAGTTACGGGATTTGCTGACTTAGAATGTATTGATGTAGATTTAAAAGTGTTCTCGACTGCAAAAGAACAAAAAGAATTTTGGAGCGAATACCTTTCTTTTTTGCAAGACAATATTTTTGACTTTAACGATAAGTTTGTAATATATAAAACTAAAAATGCTGGGTATCATATCCTGTACAAATCAAAAAGAGTTGAGGGAAACTTAAAAGTAGCTAAATTAAAAGGACACCAGCAATGCGTACTTGAGACTAGAGGGATTGGCGGGTATGTTTTCAATTATGACGGTAAAAACCTAACTGATAAGACATATAAAGATATCGACTACATTAGCGATGAAGATAGGCAAATACTATTTTCAGTTTCAAGAACATATAACTTTGTAGAAGAACAACCAATAATAAAAATCGAAAAGAAAGTTTATAACAACGAAGAAAATCAATTAAGTTCGTGGGAAGACTACAATAATAAAACGTCTGTTTTCGATTTAATATCTAATGATTTTAAAATAGTTAGAAACATAAAAGACAAATATATTATAAAAAGACACGGTTCGCTAAGTCCTCATTCTGGGTATATTTTCAAAGATAGCGGTTTGATGTATCTTTTTAGCACAGGCACAACTTTTGACGCTGAAAAAACTTATAACGCTTTTTCTGTGTATGCTCATTTAGTTCATAATAACGACTTTAGCGAAGCAGCTAAACAATTGTATAAAGATGGTTATGGCGATAGATTAAAGCAAACACAAACTTTTGAACAAACAGCGGAACCACAACCCGAACCAATAGACTACAACGATACATTCCCATTAGAGATACTACCTTTATCTTTGCAACAATACATATTAGTTTCTAACCAAACTTTAAATAATAGTATTGATTATATGGGGTGTTCGTTGTTATTTCTTACATCAATTATAATAGGTAATTCTATGCAAATTGAAGTTAAAAAAGGCTGGAACGAATCAGCAAATATATGGTTGTCTTTAGTCGGTAAAGCGGGAGTCGGTAAAACACCATCTATTTCTGCTATGACATTCCCATTAGAAAAGATTAATAATAGAGAAATTAAAAAATATATTAAAGATTCAGAAGCTTTTGAGAATTACCAAACACTAAGCAAAAAAGACAAAGGTCTTACAGAGGAAGTAAGGCAACCCCGAAAATCTCAATTTATTGTAAACGACATTACGTTAGAAGCATTAATAGAATTACATAACGAGAACTCAAACGGTATCGGAGTGCTTAAAGATGAGTTAGCGGGATTCTTTAAAGATATGAATAAGTATCGTGAGGGTGGGGATAAAGAGCATTGGTTGTCTAGTTGGTCGGGTAAACAAATAAACTTAAACAGAAAGACCGCGAAGTCTTCATTTGTTGAACGTGCTTTTTTACCAATATTAGGAGGTATCCAGC